AGGTTCGATTCCTGTTGTATCCAGAGATAGAAATTGATAGATTGGAAGGTGGTGAAGTGGCGAATGAAGAAAATTTAAGAAATGGAGTATTAACTCAGTTTCGAAGCGGCGAGGAAGCGGCGAGAAATGGTAGAAAAGGTGGAATAAAGAGCGGTGAAGCAAGAAGAAGAAAAGCAGCTATGAGAGATACAATGAATAGGTGTTTGACTATGCAGGCACACGTTGATGGATTGTCTGATGTGTTAATTGCGGACGGAGGAGAAAGTACCTATGAGGAAATCATTACGATGGCAATTATCAATCAGGCAGCGATGGGAGATGTAAAAGCCTATAATGCGATTATGAAAGTCGTGGGACAGACGGACAAGTCTGACATGGATTTAGAAAATCAGAAAGCTGATACCGAATTGAAACAGGCGCGGAAACAGGCAGTTACCGGAGAAAATGAAACAGAAGAGGCTTTGGATAAGTTAGACAGTATCTTGGAGGAATTGAGGAACAATGCAGTTAAGCAAGAAACAGAATGAGTATATTGTAAATGCGACACACCGTTGGAATTTTAAGTCCGGTGCAGTGCGTTCCGGAAAGTCTTATGTAGATACTGCATTCGTTATACCGTTTCGAATCCGGGAGAGAGCTGGCAAGCCGGGATTGAATGCAATTCTAGGCGTATCGAAAGAATCCATTGAGCGAAACGTGCTGCAGCCTATGCGTGAGATATATACAGATAAGCTGATCGGGGTGATTAATAACCGGAATGTAGCGAGAATCTGTGGGGAAGATGTTTATTGTCTTGGTGCAGAAAAGGTCAGTCAAGTAGCAAAAATTCAAGGGTCCAGTATTAAATACTGTTATGGTGATGAGGTTGCAAAGTGGAATAAAGAAGTATTCCAAATGCTCAAGTCTCGACTTGATAAGCCGTGCAGTTGCTTTGATGGGGCGTGCAACCCGGAACATCCAACGCACTGGCTAAAAGATTTTCTTGATAACGATGAATTAGACATCTATTTACAGAAATACACAATATTTGATAATCCATTTCTTCCGCAAGAATATGTCGAGCGACTCTGTAAAGAGTATGAAGGTACGATTTACTACGATAGACTTATTCTTGGGTTGTGGAAACGTGCTGACGGTGCCATCTATAAGAAATTTGCAGACAATCCGGAGACATTCTGGTGTGAAGTGGTGGACGCGCTGAATCCGGATGCAGAAGTGAAGCAGTTCCGGAAGGAAGATATCACATCAATAGAGATTGGTTTGGACTTCGGTGGAAACCAGTCCGGGCACTCCTTTGTTGCAAGAGGATATACAGATGACTACAGGGGCGTGATTGCGCTAAAGTCCCGCAGAATCATGGCAAAGGATGAAAATGAGGATATCGACAGCAATATGCTGGACAAGTTGTTTTGTGAGTTTGTACAGGAAGTGATTGATCAATATTCGGTTATCGACAAACATGGAGATTATGTGAGATATTGCAACGTAGAAGGAGTTTACTACGATAATGCAGAGACTGTACTTGGCAATTCTATTCGCAATGCAGTAGAGAAAAAGTTTCCGTGGATATCGGTTCGCAAGGCAAGAAAAGCAGCAATAAATGACAGAATCAGATGTACCGTCAGGCTTATGGGAGCAGGGCGGTTTTTTATTACGAGTGATTGTGAAAGTTTAGAAACAGCCTTTGAAGATGCAGTATGGGATAAAGAAGTAAAGGACAAAGACGAACGCTTGGATGATGGCAGTACAGATATCGACAGTTTGGATGCATTTGAATACACGATAGAACGAGATATGAAATATCTGATACAAGAGGTGGAAGATGATTGAAAAAATATGGAATTGGATTAAGGGGGTGACACAGATGTTCACGATGACTACAGTACAGAGATTGGTCGGCGGAGAGGTCGCCTTAACAGAGAAGATGTCAGTTAAAATAAATGAATGGAATGCAATGGTTGCTGGGAATGCACCTTGGTGTGAAAACAGTGATTATATCACATCGCTCCGTATTGAACAGGGGATTTGCAGAGAATTTGCAGATGTTGTTTTGAACGAAATGGAAGTGTCGGTCAACGATGAAAAAATGAATGAGATTCTGCAGAATGCGATTGAAGATTTGAACGAGAATCTTCAAGATGGACTTGCGCTTGGCTCTTTTATCATTAAACCGATAGGGACTGATAAAGTCGAGTATGTTACCGCGGATAAGTTTATACCGATTCACTTTGATGATACTGGAAAGCCTGATGATTGCATGTTTATTCAAGTGAAAAGACGTGGCGTATCGAATTATTACATCAGAACAGAAAGGCATGATATCAGAGGCGGAAATCTCCGGATTCGCAATAAAGCCTATAAGAGTACATCACCAAGTACGGTTGGCATGGAAATCCCACTTGCATATGTGAAAGAATGGGAGAATTACCCGGAAGATGTTACGTACAACGGTATGAAGGAGATGGATTTTGGCTATTTCAGAGTGCCATTAAAAAATAAAATTGACGATTCTCCTTGCGGGGTATCTATTTTTGAATCTGCTGTTGAACGTATTAAAAAGGCAGACGTACAAGGGGCAAGACTTGACTGGGAATTTGAATCGGGAGAGCGTGCGATACATGTAGATGATCGTGCATTAAATAACGCAAATGGAAAGGGTAAAGGTTTTCTTGCAAAGCTGAATAAACGATTATATCGCGGTTTTAAACTTGATGCAGGAAAAGACGCTGAACTTTTCAAAGAATTTTCTCCGGAGTTAAGAGAAGAAGGATTCATTAACGGTTTGGAAAAGTATTACAGGCAGATTGAGTTCTCTGTTGGTTTGGCTTACGGAGATCTGTCTGACGTGCAATATGTCGATAAAACGGCAACAGAAATCAAGACATCAAAGTCAAGGAAGTATAATCGCGTAACTGCAATACAAGATAAGTTAAAGACGTGTCTGGAAGACTTAGTAGCAGGCTTTGCGTTTTACAATGGATTATACACTTCTAAATATGAATTTAACTGTAAGTTCAATGATTCTATTCTGACAGATGAAGAGGCTGAAAGAAAACAAGATATGGCGGATGTAGCAGCGGGATTCATGCATCATTGGGAATACCGTATGAAATGGTATGGTGAGGATGAAGAGACAGCAAAGTCGAATGTTCCGGCGCAGAATAATGTCATGGAGTAGGTGATCTGATTGAGGGAAGATTACAAGAAACAATTATCTAGTCAGATTGAGAAACACTTCTCTGATTTGGAAATGCGGATCATGGAAGATATTGTTCGACGAATCAGACAAACTGGGGAAATTACAAGCACAGCAGACTGGCAGATAAACCGGTTACGAGTTTTAGGGTATTCCTCAGAAGATATCGAGAAAATGCTAAAAGAGACTCTAAATAAATCCTATCCGGAGATGTTTGAACTGTATGATAAAGTCATTGACTGGGAATATGTTCGAAATAAAGACGTATACGAACAGATCAATGCAGAGTTTACCCCTTTTGAGGATAACGAGGAGTTGCAGCAGATTACAGAAGCTCTGATTCGTCAGAGTGAAGATGAGTTGCAGAATATTACAAAGTCTCTTGGTTTCTATCTTGATTATGGAACCGGGAAAAAGGTTCTTACACCACTTGCACAGGTTTATCAAAAGTATCTTGATGCTGCCTGTATGGATATTGTGTCTGGGGCGTTTGATTATAACAGTGTCTTACGAAGAGTTGTAACGCAGCTGACTAACAGCGGACTGAGACAGATAGAGTATGCATCTGGCAGAGCAAACCGAGTTGATGTGGCAGCACGTAGAGCGGTTATGACAGGGGTATCACAATTGTCTGGAAAAATATCCGAAATGAACGCTAAAAAACTTGGAACAGAGCATTTTGAGGTGGAATGGCATGCTGGAGCCCGTCCAACTCATGCGGTGTGGCAAGGAAGAGTTTGGAGCAAAGAAGAGCTTAGAACTGTATGTGGACTGGGAAGTGTTACCGGATTACTTGGAGCAAACTGTTATCACACTTATTATCCTTTTATTCTTGGGATATCTGCAAGAAACTGGACTGACGAGTGGTTGGAAGAGCAGAATCGCAAGGAGAATACTCCAAAGACATTTAACGACAAAGAATACACCTTGTATGAAGCAAAACAGCGTCAGAGACAGATGGAAACATGTATGAGAGCACAGCGAGAAAAAGTGCAGCTATTAAAGCGTGGCGGTGCTGATCAGGATGATATCATGATTGCGAAAGCAAAATATCAAGGACAGCTCAATGAATATTCAAGATTCTGCCGAAAGATGGGTCTGACAGAAGAACGTGAGCGTATATATTATGATATGCGTGGAAGAATAGCAACGAATACGAAGATGCAAAATGCACGGTACATTTCTGATATGATTCGGAATGCTGACAGAGATTCAAAACAGTATTATCGGTACAAAAATATCATCGGAGACGATGCGGGAAGTCTTGCAGATTTCCGTCAGATGAAGTACAATAATCCTAAGAAATTTGAAATTTTGAGCAAGAAAGTTGATACTTACTCGGAAATCAATAAAAAGGACTGGACGGCAGAGTTTAAGCAGAAATCAAAAGAAGCATACGACAGATTTAGCGAGGAAGATATTTATTTGTCGGTTCACGCTTTGAGTCGACTTCCAAGGTTAAATAAGCCGGGTATTCCGGTTGTTACAGAGGAAGAACTGGTGAAGTTTATTAAAGGGAAGCCGAAATATACAGAAGGTGAGAGCAAGTTGATATATTTCGATGCAGAGAGACAATTGGTAGTAATAAAGAACAAAAATACTCAAGATATAGTATCGGTCGTGCGAAGTAAAAACTTGAAAGGGGAATGGAAAAATGTTTGAAAAAATGATGGATTATATTAAAGATTTTTTAGATAATACGCCAGACGATATCTATGATTTTTCCTGTGATTTAGAAGGTCTTTTGATTGTGCATTATGATGAAATGTATGCGGAACAGCCAAGAGCAACAGAGATACTGAATGATGAAACCCCTTATATATGTGCATTAGGAGAACCAGGTATGAAACCAGAAGAAATTGAGGATTTCAAAAGAAAATTGAAGATTGAATACGATAGAGCAATGAAAGCAGTTGTATAGATACCACCCATTCTTCGGAGTGAGTGGTATTTTTATACTCATTTTTAAGGTGGATGCCTATGAAACAATATTATACAGTACCAAAAGATGCGGATATGTTAGCGCCAAAGTGGCTGACTACCCGCATTAATTATTATTCGATAAAATTTGTCTATCACATAGATGATGGAATATCAAAATTGAAAGGGGTGAGGATAGGTGATCAGATTGCAAAAGTCGGAGACGTGCTTATGTTTGACGGTAAGAGGATATCCATAGAAAGGCGGTGATCCAAACATCTCCCATTGAGGCGCAGGGTTATGCGTCTTATTTTATTGTCTTTTTCCGATAGACGTAAAAGAACGGAAGAAAGGAGTACGAGAAAATGAAGAAAGAAGAGTTGATTGCACTAGGAGTATCAGAAGAACAGGCGGAGAAGATTGTATCCTCTTGGAATGAAACACTAAAAGGATATATTTCAAAAGCAGAATTTGATACGAAGGTGCAGGAATTAGAAACAACAAAACAGCAGCTTGACACAGCGAATCAGACAATTGAAGGATTCAAGGATTATGAGGATGTGAAAGCGCAAGTAAATGAGTACAAGACAAAGTTTGAACAGTCTGAGCAGGAAAAGGCTGATATTCAAGCGAATTACGAATTTACAGGGAAATTGCAGGAAGCAGCTAAAAAAGCAGGAGCAAGAGCTTTAAAAGCAGTTATGCCGTATTTAGATGTGGAATCATTGAAAAAGTCACAGAATCAGGATGCTGATATTGCAGCCGCATTTGAAACAGTGAAAAAAGAAAATGCTTTTCTATTTGGCGTAGATGAACCTATCAACCATCCAACTGGTCCAACAGGTGGAGAGAATGGAAATCAGCAGACAACAGCAATTCGTGCAGCGATGGGATTGCCGGAAGAAAAATAAGAAAAGAGAGGTAGAAGAGAATGAATAACATTGAATTATCAACAATTTATCTGCCAATGTTAGATGAAAAGTACAAGGCAGAGGCAAAGACATCGGTACTTGATGGAGACGAAACAGTTGCGAAAAAAGGCGGAAACGGAGAAATCAAGATTGCAAAACTTGATATGTCAGCTCTTGGAGATTTTGACAGAAAAAGCGGATACACAAAGGGAAATACAACTTTGACATGGGAAACTGTGAAATACGATAAGGAACGTTCGCAGGATTTAAGAATTGACCGTTTGGACAATGCGGAATCATTGGGACTTCCATTTGCAAAGCTGTCAGGAGAGTTTATGAGACTTCATGTAGCACCTGAGACAGATGCGGCGAGAATTGCGAAGATTGCAGGAACAGCAGGAATTGGAAAGAAAGAAGAGACATTAGATACAGGAGATGCGGTAATAAAAGCTCTACGCGCATGTACAAATGAAATGGATGAAAACGAGGTTGTGGAAGGAAACAGAATTTTGTTTATTACACCAACACTTCTTGGCATGCTGGACGACATGGAATCGTACAAATCAAAAGGTGTGTTAAACCGCTTTTCCCAAGTAATCAAAGTGCCACAGACGAGAATGTACACAAAGATTGATTTAAAAGATGGAAAAACGGAGTATGGATTTGTAAAAGCAGCAGACGGAAAAGAAATCAACTTCCTTTGTGTGGAAAAATCAGCGGTTGTTTCTGCAATGGAACAGTTTGTTAAATATTTCAGTCCAGATCAGGACCAAGATGGTGATTCTCACGTATTTAAGTACAGAAACTATAATCTGTATGCACATTGCTATGAGAATAAGCTGGCTGGCATCTATTGTTCATGCAAAGCGGGGGAATAGTACCCGCTCCTGATGCAGCCTTAATTGGTAGCGGGGAAATTGGTAAGGCAAAGGTAGGAAAATCAAATAGGAGGTAAGTATTATGGCTTATACAAAAACAACATGGAATGATGGGGATGTTATTACAAAGGAAAAAATGAATAATTTGGAAACAGGAGTAGAGACAGCCAATAATGGAATTCCATTGAATGCAACAAAATCAAAAGCAGGACTTGTAAGACAGGCTACATTGGTGGCTGAGGCGGCAGGGGAGAATGTAACAAAAGCGGAATTTAAGGCTTTGCTGGACGCGCTGAAAGCCGCTGGAATTATGGCAAGTTCATAGGGAGGGATAACATTGACATGTTATGCAGACAAAGACTTTTATCGAGAAGAATACCTTCTTGGGAGGGATGCGGTAATACCAACTAATACACTTTCGTATTGGTTTATGTGTGCATCGCGTGAGATTGACAGACAAACGTTTGGCAGGATAAAAAAATTAGAAATAATTCCTGAAGAAGTTCGAATGTGTTGTTGTGATATAGCTGAGAAATTGTATAAATTTGAATCTGCAAAAGGTGAGAATGGAATGATTTTACAAAGCTATGGAAATGATGGAGAAACGGCAACATATAAGACGACAGATATGTCAGAGAGGGCATTGAGGAAAAGGATTACAGATAGCGTCCTAAACTGGCTTTTACCAACGGGTCTATTGTATTGCGGGGTGAACTGATTGAATCCAAATTATAAAGAGACCATTACTATTTATAATTGCTTAAAGGCGGGGGATAATCCTGATAAAAAAGATATATGGTATTGTCATGTACTTCACAATTGCTTTTACAAGAATGTGATTGGTTTGAAAGAGAATGGGAAAGGGCTACAGATGGCGAATGGCTATACGGTGCGGATTCCGCAATCCTTGAAATACAAGCCTTATCGTGAGTGGTGCAGTTTAGAGGAAACAGAAAGAGAACAGTATTTCACGCTTTCTGAAAACGATATTGTAATCAAAGGAGAATGTCGTGAAGAAATTACTGGAACAGGAGCAGCCACAGCATCGCAGATTTTGAACAAGCATAAGCCGGAGGCTTTCCGAATTACTGCAATATCAGACAATACACATGCATTAGCTGGAAAGCATTACAGGTTAGGAGGCTAGATAATGTGAAAATGGATTTCAAGTGGAATAAGCCGATTTCTAAAATTGCGAAAGAAGCAACTGGAGGAGACAGGACATTGCTATTCATGGCGAATGAAGCGAAACGTCTTATGAATCCATATGTACCAGCAAAGAATTTGGTTCTTGCAAGGAACGTGAGAACTTATGTAGAAGGGGATAAGGGAGTAGTTCATTATTTGTCCCCTTATGCAAGATTCCAGCATGAAGGAATGCTCATGGTATCAAGGATAACGGGAAGTCCTTGGGCAACAAAAGGAGAAAGCAAGGTACTTACAAACAAACCACTAGAATATAGTAAATCGAGACATCCTCTTGCAACTTCTCATTGGGAAAAGGCTATGATGATCGCAAGAGGAAAAGATTATGAGAAAGCAATACAAGCTTATGTAAGGGGTGGATTATGACAAGGCATGAAGCAATGATACAATTTATTGAAAAAGGCGTACAAGAACTGGCTGGAGGTAGTCCGTTCTTTAATTTTGCAAAGGATTCACCGGGAACAGTGTCTTTTTTGACGAATTATTCGGGGAAAATCGTAAAACGGTACGTCCGTGCGGCGGATAAAGAGTATGGTTTTACAATTCTTCTGACATGGCGTTATTCGCCTGATTCGGACGATACAAATGTGGAAGCTATGAATGCTGCACAAGAGCTGATGGATTGGATTGATAAACAAAAAAGACAGGGAAATGTACCAGACTTTGGGAATGAGTGTCAGATTAAGGCAGTGGAGACGTTGCAAAATATGCCAAACCTTGCAACTGTAAATTTAGAAGAGAACTTGGCTCAGTACATGATACAGTGCCGGGTTCTTTATTTTGAAAAGGAGAGATAAGAGAATGAAACTAAGTGAATTAATGAAAGATTATGCACCGAAACCAGAGTATGAAGGATGGGTAACAAATGATGACTATGTATTTGCTATTAATACACAAACAGGAACAGGACAGGTTGCTAAAGTAGCTGATTATGAAGTTGTACAGATGGGAATTGCCGGATTGGATGCTCAGTTGAATCCGGTTACACAGGATAAGCAATATGTCCGTGCAGGACAAACTACAATGAAGACAGGTACACAGCGCTCGTTTACTGTTACCGGAGACAGATATATAGGAGACGAAGCACAAGACTTTTGTTTGTCGCATGCAAAAAAATATGGAACTGGAAATGGCGTAGTAGTAGATTATGTATACTTTAACATTCTGAATGGAAAAGGTGAGAAAGGTCAGGTTTCCATCATTGTAAATAGTGATGGTTCTGGAAATGCCGGGGAATCATCGGCGATAGATATCGAGTTTAAGAAAATCGGTGCAAATCCGGCAGAGTATACATATTCAGCGCAAGATGCCGCCTTAATTGACAGCGGGGAAATTGGTAAGGCAAAGGTAGGAAAAACGGAAGAGGGAGAAAACGCAAGATGAGAATGCTAGAAGTAGAAATTCTTGGGGTGAAACTGAGTGCTGATTTATTGAATCCTGATGTGGCAGAAAGGTATGAGTGTGGATATAACCATGCGATTGAAAGAATGAAAAATGCTGGCTCATTAGAAACTGGTGCGGAAGGAATCAGGGAGCAGTGTCAGGCGGTGATTGATTACATTGACAGTATGTTTGGAGAGGGCTCTTCAAAACAGATACTTGGAGAAGAGACTGACTTATTAACCTGCCTCGATGCATTGGATGATATGACGCATCTGTATGAAAATTATGTCACCCCTCAGATAAAGGACAAGATGCAAACATTGACAGGGGATGCAAAGAAGGGGTAAGTGTCATGAAGGAAATCATGATGTTTGGAAAACTCCCAGAGACTGTAGAGGTATTAGGGGTTAAATATCCAATACGAACCGATTTTCGGATTGGGATTCAGTTGGAAGAGCTTTTGCAAAATGAAATCATGGATGAGGGGGAGAAGTATGAGAAGATGCTTCTCCTTTATTATCCGCAAATTCCGAATGATCTTAATGAGGCAATAAAAAAAATATTGTGGTTTTATCAGTGCGGCGGAGAGAAAGAAGAGCCGAAGGAGGAAAAGAAAGAGCGCTATAAGCGGTATCGTTCTAAAGAACCAGCCTACTCATTTGTGCAAGATGCAAGGTACATATATAGTGCATTTAAAGAGCAGTATGGGATTGATTTGGGAGAGGAAGAGATGCACTGGTGGAAATTCTTGTCCTTGTTTGAATCACTAAATGACAACACAAAGATGGGGAAAATCATGTTCTACCGTCAAGTAAGTGTTTCCGGCATGCCGAAGGAACAGAGAGCGTTTTATAACGAGATGAAGAAACTCTATCAGATCAGGAAGGATGGTCAGAAGAAAATGACACTAGAACAGAGAAATAATCGCTGGAAGGAATATGTAGAAAAGAGATTGCGTGAGTGAAATTATTGCATTTGTATAGTTCCTGGTATATACTTAAAATGGTTTTTGATGTGAGATGAAATATGGAGGGCAAGAATGAGAAAAATTTTAAGCATGGTATTAGTAGCAGTGATGAGTTGTGCATTTCTGGTAGGATGCGGTGGAAAACCTTCTGATGTGAGTTGGGATGTTTATAATTTAGGTGTGGAGGCATGTGATGCGTTGGATGATTATATACAAGGAAAGATGACACAAGATACCTGTTACGAAAAATTAGAGGATATCAGTGATAGAGCTGAAGAAATCAAAGAGGAAATTGACGAGGAGAACATAAGCGACTCATTGGTATTGATGGAAATATCTAACGCATATAGGAGTGTAAGTAGTGCACACGTTGAAGAGGGTGAGACTTACAAAGCAGAAGATACACTTGGAGAATTAAAAGAAGAATTGAATCTTAAATAATCAAAGCCACTTACTTCGGTAGGTGGTTTTCTTATGCGCATTTTTAAGGAGAACATATGAAGCTAATTGAATATCGGGGAGAAGTCCTGTCAGGGTACGTTCCTGACCTCCCCAAAAGTACCGGAAGACATGGCGAAAGGCTGTGTCTTATTTTAATTCCATAGGTAGGGTGGAAAAATTTTGAAAAATCTCTTGACTTTTGCCTAGACATATATTATTGAAACAATAGAACAAATAGCAGATGAAAACAAACTTGGGAAACTGTATTATTTTATAAAAGGATTTTTAGGAGAAGGTTGTTAGAAAGAATTAAACGCAGTAATTAGAGCATCTATCGGAGACGGTAGGTGTTCTTTTTATGCAAAATTTTAATGGGAGGTGATAGATATTGGCAAGTGACGGAAGCATAAAGATAACAACCGACCTGGACACGAGTGCCGCTCAAAAGGCAATGAAAACATTCGGTAAGATTGCGAGTACAGGACTTAAGGGAACTGTTACAGCAGTTACGGCAGTAAGTGGTGCGATTTCTGCCGTTGGCGGATATGCGATAAAGACAGGGGCGGAGTTTGAATCAGCAATGTCCCGTGTGCAGGCTATTTCAGGAGCTACCGGGAAGGAGTTTGATGCACTAAAACAACAGGCAATGGAGCTTGGTGCGAGTACGGCGTTTTCTGCAAGTGAAGCTGCAGAAGGTATGGAAAACTTAGCATCTGCCGGATTTAACACGAATGAAATCATAGCAGCTATGCCGGGGATGTTGGATTTGGCGGCATCTTCCGGAGAGGACTTAGCATCAAGTGCGGATATAGCAGCTTCTACTTTGCGTGGGTTTGGTCTAGAAGCTGAACAGGCAGGTCATGTTGCCGATGTATTGGCAAAAAATGCAGCAGATACGAATGCAGCAGTAGCGGATACCGGAGAGGCTATGAAGTATGCAGCTCCGGTGGCGCATAATTTCGGAATCAGTATGGAAGAATGCGCAGCGGCAATCGGTATTATGTCCGATGCAGGTATCAAGGGCGGTCAGGCTGGTACGAGCTTAAGGGGGGCATTATCACGCTTGGCAAAACCAACTGATGATATGAAAGAAATCATGAACAAGTTGGGATTGGAATTTTTCGATTCAAACGGAAAAATGATCTCATTGACAGAACAGACCAAAATGCTTTCTGAAAAGATGTCCAATCTTACAGATGAGGAGCGCAATAACGCGCTTGTAACGCTGTACGGACAGGAATCATTGTCGGGGATGCTGGCACTTGTTCAAGCTGGGTCGAACAAGATTGCAAGTCTGACAGAGAGTTATAAAAACTGTGACGGTGCGGCTGCTGAAATGGCAAAGACAATGCAGGACAACTTAAAAGCATCATTGGAACAGGTGGGCGGTGCAGCGGAGACATTTGGTATTAAAGTCTATGAAAGTATGTCGGACGATTTGAAAAGTGCTGCTGATACAGCATCTGAAAGCATTAATCAGATCACAGATGCATTTGAAAACGGAGGGTTAAAAGGAGCAGTAGAAGAAGCAGGCGATGTCTTTGCTGAGTTATCCGTTGATGTGGCAAACCAAGCTCCGAAAATGGTAGATTCAGCGGTAACGTTTATACAGGCATTTGTGGGTGGTATTTACGACAACCGAAAACAATTGATTTCTTCTGCAGGAGTGGTAGCATCTACTATAACAGAAGGACTGGCAGAACTTTTACCTGCATCGGTAAGGAAACCGGTCAAAAATGCAATTGATGAAATAGAGGAATCTTTTTCAAATGGCGGTCTGAAAGATGCAGTAAAAACAGTATCCACTACGATAGAAAATTTCGGGAAAGGTGTTTCAAGTGTTGCAAAAGTGGCGCTGCCTCCGTTCACAAAAGGGGTAGATCTGCTTGGCAGAAATTTAGAAACAGTTATTCCTATAGCGACTGCGTTTACGGTAGCAGTAAAAGGTAAAGATGCATATAAGACAGCAGGAAAAGAGATTGAAAAGCTGACTGGGTCAATTAAATCAGTTTCAGGCTGGTACAAGAAAGCAAAAACGGCTCTTGCTACTTATACTATCCAACAGGAGGCGGCGAAATATACCGGAAGGGCGTACACTGTGGAACTAACAGCTGGACAGGCGGTTCTAGGGGTGTTCACAGGGAAGGTAAAAGTTGCGACTGCCGCACAAAAGGTGTGGAATACAGTTATGAATGCGAATCCAATGGGTATATTGCTTACAGCTGTCAGTGCTTTGGCTGCTGGAATTGGAGTATACGCACTTATGGCTGACAAATCAAAGGATTCCACAGTGAAACTAACTGAGGAACAGAGGAAAAATATCGAACAGGCTCATAAAAATGCTGAAGCATATGCAGAAATGGATAAGCAAAGACAAGAGTCGATGGCAAGTGTGCAAGCGGAGTATGGTCATTACTCAGAATTGAATGAGGAACTAAAAGGGTTAATTGATTCTAGTGGAAAAGTAAAAGAGGGATACGAAGAGCGAGCTAATTTTATTGTAAATGAGTTATCTAGTGCTCTTGGAATGGAAAAAGACAAGATTTGGGAAATTGTCAAGTCAAATGAAGAACTTGGTGACTCAATTGATAAACTTATCGAAAAGAAAAAAGCTGAAGCTATATTGACTGCTAATGAAGAAGCATATAAAACAGCCGTAAAAAAAAGAAATAAAATATTATCGGATTATCAAGAATCATTAAAAGATTTAAGCGAAACCGAGAAAACATATGGTGAAACAAAGAAAAAAGCAGATGAGGCGATGGAGCTTTATTATGAGCTTTTAAAATCTAGTCCTGAAGCTGCAAAAGATCATTTAGATGCTTGTGACAGTATTATACGAAAAAATGAGGAAGCGAAAGAATCATACGAAAAAGCAAAGAAGGCTGTTGAAGAAAATGAATCAACTTATGTAGGGTATGTTACTACGATTAAAAATTACGAAGGTTTGTCAGCTGCAATCTTATCTAATGATGCAGCAGCGATAGAAATTGCAATGCAGAATATACAAAACTCCTTTATTACTGCTGAAACTGGCACAAGAGCGTCACTTGAAAAGCAAGTAGAAAATATGGAGACTCATTACGAAGAGTTGAAGCAGGCTGTAGAGGATGGAACTCCAGGAGTAACACAGGAGATGGTAGATCAGGCAAATGAAATGGTTAGTCGTGCGAAAGACGAGTTAAAAAGAGCGTCAGAATCAGCCTTGCCGGAAATTTCGACTGCACTGGGCAATCTTGGAATTACAGTAACGCAGTCCATGATTGATGCGTTGAGTAGCAAAACACCAGATGTTCGGACAAAGACGTTAGAGATGCTCAATCAAATTAGTGAGGGGAAAGTATTAAAAGAGGGAGAAATAAAAGCACTTTTGGCGAATCTAGGAATTGATTCTGTGGATAGTTTGATTGGAGCAATTTCAGGTAAAGAACCAGCTGTGCAGGCAGAAGGGATTCAGTTACTTTCTGAATTGCAAAATGCAGAGGGGCAAAAGCGTGAAGAAATAATCTCGGCATTGCGGAAACTAGGTATTGATTCAGGAGATGGATTAGCTAAAAGTCTTAGTAGTAAAAAAAGTGATGTGAATATGTCAGCAAACGAAGTAATAAGCGAACCTGAAAAAGTTGCAGATTCTTACAATTTGGGATATAGGGGAGCTGTATTAGGTAGTGACTTTGGAACAGGATATGCGAATGGAATACTTGGAACAGTTAGCGCAGTTTCGACAGCAGCACAAAAAATTGTAAATGCGGCACTAGAAAAAACGCGACAGACACAAAATTCTAATTCTCCGGCGAAAGAATCCATGTATCTTGGAGAGGATTATGGAGATGGATATGCTCTTGGTATCGATAATAAGAAAGACTTTGTTGGAAAGACATCAGCACAGCTGACAGACACGGCTTTGAAATCACTTAACTTGGATGAGCTGCACGAGAAGATGAAGGGCATTGATATACCTTCTACGATGCAGGAAGTATATTCTGTGGTAAACCAAAAGCAATTGAATGTATCTGAAAAAATCATTTCTGAAATCGAAGGAAAACTGAATGTTTCTCAAAGAAGAGAACAGATGCAAGTAAAAATGTCTGACGATGATCTTGCGAAAATTGGCAGAGAATTTGCAAAATCTTCCAGCGGATTAATTGTGGATGCTTTGGTAAAATCGGACTTAAAAATGGAAATGTATGGTGAAAGAGTAGGGCGACTGACCACAGAAACGATTGATAACAGGCTTGCGGTTGCGAATATGAAGGCAAGGAGGCGTACAATATGACCAGAGAAATTTATGGAGTGACATTTAACGGAAAGCATAGTTGGAAAGATTATGGTTTGAAATGGATGGCACCTTTTGTAATCGAATCCCCAAAAGAAAAAAGGTATAGTGTAGAAATACCGGCTAGGAATGGCAAGTTGGATTTGACAAAATTTTTAACGGGAGATGATGTTCAGTATGAGAACCGCACAATGGGATTTGCTTTTGAGTACGAAGGTGATTATACCAAATGGGATATTGTGGCTGATAAGATAGAGAACGACCTTCACGGACAATTATGTGGCATCATCCCTGATAATCGACCGGATTTTGTTTACTATGGAGTTGTCACAGTAAACACTAAGAAAGAGACGTTGGAAAGCAGTTGCGAAATAGAGATTCTTGTTGATGCAGAACCATACAAATATGAGCGTTACGGAAGCTTGGAGTCGTGGGTGTGGGACACTTTTTGTTTTGAGGATGGAATTATACGCGATTATAGAGATTTGGAAGTAAATGGAACAATGGTACTTATGATACCGGGGCGGCGGAAAAAGGTTGTCCCGGTTTTTGAGTGCTCTGAAAGCATGGTTTTGGAATACCACAGCATTTCTTACACGCTCCCAAAGGGGAAAAGTAAAGTAATGGATTTGCAGTTGGGGGCAGGGGAACATATCCTGACATTTCAAGGAAAAGGAACAGTCAGTGTGGACTACAGGGGGGCGAGTTTATAATGTACAGGATTTATTGTGATGGGGAATTGTTGTACGACCCAAGAGACGAAGAATTGGATATACTGTCAGGAAAAGTAAGGGTTGGGCTAAATAAGACCGGGGAATTTGTGTTTTCCCTTCCGCCCCCGCATCCGATGGTGGGAAAGATAGGGAAGATGATTTCCAAGATAGAAGTATTCGAGGGCGAAGAATCCTTATTTGAGGGAAGGGTGACGGATTCCGAGACCGACATGTACGGATGTGTGACGTATACGTGCGAAGGAACGCTTGCCTATATGCTAGATAGTATCCAGCGTCCGAAGGAATACCATGACCTGACCCCAGAAAGTTATCTACAGGATAAAATTACCCAGCACAACAGCCAAGTGGAGGAGGAGAAACAGTTTACTCTTGGAATCGTAGAGAAAAAAACGATGAATTACGATGCAAGGGAAGATAATCAGTATACGGATACTTTAAATACGATTCTCGACAAGCTGGTTGCCAGCAATGGTGGATATTTGCGTATCCGCAAGCAAAAAGGTATCCGGTATCTGGACTACTTAGAAAGCTATGACCGCACATCCCTACAGACAATCCGGTTTGGAGAAAACATACTGGATTTGACGGAGTATATAAGCGCGGCAGAGATTGCAACGGTACTTATTCCGCTTGGCAAATCTTTGGACGAAGAGCAGGGTGGAGGGAGACTTACCATTGCGTCGGTAAACAATGGAAAAGATTATATTGAGGACAAAGAAGCAATTACGCTCTATGGAAGAATCACGCGGACAGAAGTGTTTGAGGATGTGACAGTACCGGCGAATCTGAAAACAAAAGGAGAGGAATTTTTAAAGAATGCAAGGAACCTGACCGCAACCATAGAGCTGACTGCAATAGATCTGCACCTTGCAGATGTGGATATTGACCGGATAAAGCTTGGAGACATAGTTCATACCGTATCGAAACCGCACGGACTTGATAAATATATGCTTGTATCGAAAAGGGAGTATGACATTTTAGATCCGTCAAAGGACAAGATCAATCTTGGAGACAGTGTGACTGCATTAACAGAAAAACAGGCAGCATTACAGAGGCAGGTAGAGGGGCAAGCGAGTAAAAATGAATCTGTTGAAGTGATTAAAGGTGGCATAAAAGAACTCTCGCAAAAGGTGGAAAGTACAGACAGCTATCTGAAAAAGGTGGATGAAAAAGTCCAGACAATCGAATTAGGGACTGGGGAGACAAAAACAGATATAGATGAGATAAAAGGCAAACTTACGCAATTTGAAGAGGATACGGGAGTTTTGAGAGACAGTATAGCTGATATTGAAAATAGGTTGGCAAAAGTTTTGGAACGGCTGGATAAGTTAGAAAAACCGGAAGGAGGCACAGAAATGAGATGACATTGGAAGAGAAGATAAGAGGACTGATACAGGAATTTCGCCAAGCATATTATGGGGAGGATGTCCGAAGGACTTATGCAGACATTGCCGAACTAGTCTGCATTGAGGCAATGAAAAAGCTGGATCATACAGTTGAGCAGGGAGAATATGCGAAAGCACAGGGAGACTATGCAAAGGAGCAGGGGAGCTATGCGAAGACCCAAGGAGACGATGCAAAGGCAAAGACTTCAGAAGCCGTAACAGCTGTGCAGGCTGCAATACAGGAAATTACCGAGGAATTTAAGAATATCAAGGATGTACTTGATTCCACAGAAAACGGAAAATTGTTATTGGAGATCCAGCAACTCTTAAAAGACCTGTATCATGTGGCAACAGATGTGGATATTGACAGAATCATCGACGGCACTTATGTGGATGAAGATGAGCAGGGCAGCATTTTTGAAACAGGTACGAAAGAAGACATCGATGCGATCATAGGAGGAACCTATACGGAAAGTGAGGAAGAAATGGATGCCACAGAACAGGAAATACAGGATATCATTGACCAGTTATTTAAGGAGGTAAGGAAAAAATGAAATGCATAACATTAGAAAACTTAACTTCGTTTGCAACGAAGTTTTCGGAAAAAATCACAGAGAAGTTTGTAAAGAAAGAAAGTGGGAAAGGACTGTCGTCGAATGACTACACCGCAGCAGAAAAACAAAAACTAGCAGGAATCGCGTCAGGTGCAAATGCTTATACGCATCCAACAACGTCCGGGAATAAGCATATTCCGACAGGTGGATCTGCAGGGCAGTTTTTAAAGTGGTCTGCTGATGGTACCGCAGTATGGGGAAATGATAACAATACAACATACTCCAATATGACTGGGGCAACACAATCTGTAGCAGGAAAGGCAGGGCTAGTGCCAGCACCGGGAGTAGGGTCACAGGCTAAGTTTTTGAGGGGTGATGGAACGTGGCAGTCACCGCCAACAGGGACAACTGTAGAAGGAGCAACAGAATCCGATATTGATAAAATAATCGCAGGAACATTTGCGTAGAGGGGAGGCGAGGATATATGAAGGTAATCACAACAAACCTTCTGAATCGGTTTTATAAAAATGGTGTGAAACCAATTAAAGACGCATTAGCACAAAAATTGGATACATCGAAGGTGATAAGCAACCTGACTACTACAGTTGCTGGGTATGCATTGGATGCGAAACAGGGGAAAGTACTAAATGATAAGATCACTGAGGTGGAAGGCAAAATCAAACCATTTTCTGGGTATGAGGGGGCTTCGACATCATACACGCCAAAAAAGGATGGATTTTTGATGGTTTCCTATAATCCAGCAGATTCCAATAGTACTATTGTAATTACAACCTATGATACCACTGTGGCTAATATGGTGGTAGGAACAGGAATATCAATATCAGGGTCTAGAGCAAATTATACGATACCATGTATCAAAGGACATGCATATAGGACAGACAGGTCACTTGCACGAGGAACTATTACATGTAAATTTATGCCAAAATAAAAAAGAAAAGGAGACTAAAACAATATGGATAAAATGATTTTAACAGACAAAACAGAGATTACAATTAAAGAAGGAGCAAGCCTTAATGCTATTACGGCTGTGGTAGAGCAATTTAAAGATTTAGACCCGATTGCATCTGCTATTTTAAAAGAGGGAAATCTGGATGCAGTACAATTTAAGTCAGAGGAAAATATAACTGGAAATTACACCGACATGAGATTAGAATATCCATTATTTCAGGTTAATGTTGTGAATGAAAAAGTGGAGGCAACATTCGCAATCCGTGAAAAAACAGAGGAAGAAAAGAGACTAGATGCCCTTGAGAAAGAACAAAGCGTACAGGATGGAGCAATTATGGAGATGGCAGGGATGATAGGAGGTGAAGCATAATGGTGTTGTTTTATGTTATGAAAATAAAAGATGGAACGATCACAATTGAGGATGTACCAAAAAGATGGAAAGAGGCAGTGCAAAAGATGATAGGTCAATAATGGAGTTGAATGGCATGGAGATCAGAGCAGGACCATAATGGCCTTTTTATTTTGCAATAAATATTTGGAGGGGAAATATGAATGACACAGAAGTAGAAGTAACTCTTGCGGATCATAGGAATGAAATCAGGTCATTGAAACACCGCATGAGTGATGTGGAAAAGATTGTGGATTCGGTACACCAACTCGCAAATGAGATGGTTGGTCTTACGAAAGAGATGCATCACACAAACAAAGCAATCGAAAGATTGAATGAAGACGTAGCAGAATTAAAAAGAAAGCCGGCACAGCGTTGGGAATTGGTAATTACGACAATTATCTCGGCGTTAGCTGGCTATTTAATTTCAATGATTTTTTAGGAGGAAATGAAAAATGACAAGAAAGATTAACTGGGAAGTACGATTAAAAAACAAGCAGTTTTGGCTTGCAATTATTCCGGCAGTACTGCTATTAGTACAAGCAGTAGCAGCAGTATTTGGGTACACATTAGATTTAAACGAACTTGGGAATAGGTTGATTGTGGTTGTAAATGCAGTATTTACAGTGCTTGTAATCTTAGGTGTTGTAACTGACCATACAACAAGAGGGGTGAAAGACAGCACACAAGCACTTACATATACAGAACCCAAATAAGAAAGATGGTCAGCTTTGGATTGATACACTAAAAAGGATATGATAATATAATCAATAGAACAACCGTGTTACAGGGTGGATGACCTCTATTCTACATAGAATGGGGGTGGTGCTGATGGACAATAATAAAAATCAATTTGATTTTAAAGACCTTATGGCCTTTGGAATGTTCATTTTATCACTGCTGACATTCATTTACTTGATTTGTCACTAATGATTTAAAGCATAGAAAAACCACCCTCATTACTTTGACCGGTATAGGGTGGCATTTTCTATGTTAGCTTATTAAGGTCAACCACTTTGTGGCGGTTGTTCTTTGTAACTATATTATAGAGCAAACGGAATAAAGTTTCAACTATTTTTAGAGAGCTTAGAGATGGGCTCTCTTTTATTGTGGAAAAGTATGGAAAGGAGATTTTATTATGGGAACATATAACGTACATGCTGGACACTGTCCACAAGGACAGGGGGCATCCGGAGCAGTTGGCATTTTACAGGAATCTGTAGAAGATAGAATCGTAAAAAACGAAGCAATCCGTCTGTTAAGAGCAGAGGGGAATACAGTCTACGACTGCACCTGCGACGAAAATACAACAAAAAGTGGATGCTTAGATAAGATTATCGCAAAGTGTAATTCACATAGCGTTGATTTGGATATAAGCATACATCTAAACAGTGGGCGAAATGATTACGGCGGAGACGGAAGTACAGGTGGTGTTGAGGTATGGAACTACGACACTAAAACACAGGAAATCTCGGACAGAATCTGTGAAGCGATTGCAGCAGAGTTAGGAATCCGCAACAGAGGGACGAAATACGACAAGGACTTATTTGTGCTTGCAAATACAAAGTCAAAGGCGTTGTTGGTAGAATGCTGCTTTGTCGATGATGCAGACGACGCAAAAGTGTGGGATGCAAAACGTTGCGCAAAAGCAATCG